CTTCACGAGGGCGTGGATTGAAATACAAAGGTACGGTATAATATAGACAATGAAAGAAACAAGAAAGGGTGGTTGTTATGACACTTAAAGAACAAAATATTATTCTTGGTCGTCTTGATAAGTTACAGGCAACGGTGGATTACAATAATAATCTTTATCGTCAAACCGGGGACGAAATCTACAATACATACGCCGACCTTTATCGGGCTATGCTGTTTGGCGTCCGTGGTATTGCTATAGAGCTTGGACTTGTTGGTAAAGATTGAAAACAAGAAAGGGGGTGCTCCAATGAAAAAAGAAGTCATGATTAAAATCACCTTAACCGATGATAACATTACTCTTGATGGAGAGAACTTGCAAAAAACTGACCGAGGACGACATCATCGACAGTATTAAGGTGCTTGTCAGTCTTGCAAAGATTATGTTTGGATGGCAGAATGGAGACTCTACAAATGGAAATGCGTAAATTCATCATCGAGATTCACCCAGATGGCACGTTGACGTGCTGCGAGTACGAGGACCCAAAGGACGCGGCCAAAGCCACATATAATCGTGCATGGTTGGAAGGTTATCGGCAAGCGCTTATTCATTGCGATGACGAACTAAGTAACCTTACAGTATTTAAGGGCTCTTGTTTGTCGGCTGATCTTGAGTACCAAGGGGCTGTCAAAGTACGCGAGCATATGCGTAATTTCTATCAAAAGTTGTACAATAAGTACATACAATAAGTCGAAACGGCCTCCGGGCCGTCTATCGGGACCGCCCGCCCGGTATTGATAATGACAGGGCAGAAAGGACAAATATTATGAATTTCCGTAACAGCAAGAGCACTTCCAGCAAGAGCACTTCCAGCAAGAGTACTTCCAGCAAGAGCGCCCGCAAAACAAATAAGACATTTGTTAAGTTGTCTGAAGTTGAGGGCTCCATACAGGTCGAAGATGGTGAAATGTGGCTGAAATCCTCTGAAAATATGAACTGGGCTCCCGGTATTTCTATCAATGTAGATGAAAACAATGTCATTTCCGACTGGATGCGCAAGATCGTTTTGTGCAATGTTGAGCTAACTGTTAAGGAGAACGAGAGGGGCTACCCCGAACTTATCATTTCCGGCGATTCGGGTGATATGCCGTTCTAACCGGCGGGCGGCCTATGGCCGCCCATATTTATTATAGGAGGCCCCATGAAAAGTAAAGATAACAGAGTATCATTGCTCAACTGTGATGACTCTTTGATCTATCTCGCAACGGCCATTGTATATAGTGGAGTCGTAACCAATGATGTCGAGTTTTTCCGCTCTGAATGGGCCAAAATCATTTTCAACGGCTTGGGCATTGAAGCGGACCCTCTGGACTGGTATTATATGATTTTAGATAGAAAGGAGCGCAAGAAACATGGCAGCAGGTGCAGCTAAAGCAAGTGCTACCCTTAAATACAGCTCCGAGCTGTACACCCCCTATGCGTTGGAATCATGGCCTGATAATCAGATGCGCAAAGAATATACACGACTGCGCGATATTGCACAGAAACGTATTAAGCGCCTATCAAAAGACCCCATTAGCGGCACAAGCGACGTTTATAAAGAATTTGCCGGAGGTTTCCCAACTCTAAAGGCAATGCGAGGAGACCGTAAAGCATTGGAGCAGGCTTTGGCGGATGTAGCGCGTTTTGTGCGTTCCAAGGGTTCCACCGTTGGCGGTGCACGTGAAGAATTTACGCAAAAAATGAAAGTCGGTGGTATTGATGTAGCCGACGTGCCCAAGGATCAGTACACGGCCCTGTCGGAATGGTGGGAGATCGTGAAAGCATCGGGCATATACTACTATCCGTCCGACCAGCCGGTTATGTACTGGCGCGAGAAAGGCGGCTACAATGTCAGTATCGACGATTTTGTAAAGTGGCAGCAAGGCGAGGTCGACTATGGTAAAGAATGGGACTACAGCGACAACAGCAGTTCCACCGACCTGCGCGGAGGTTTTGGTGGAGGCTTGTAATTATAACCCTGTCCCGTGGCTTATGGAGCATTTAGACCGCAAACACACAAAAGGCAAGAAACGCAAAACGAACAAAAAGCGCTTATATGTGAATATGCCGTGTGCGTTTGATATTGAGACTAGCCGAGTATGTGTTGATGCGGACGACAATCCTCACACCATAATGTATATTTGGCAGTGTCAACTCGGTCTGGATATTACCATTATTGGTAGGACGTGGGACGAGTGGACGACCTTTACGGGAGCAATCAGCGACTATTTGCAAGCAAACAGCGGCCCGCAAGGCGACTGGTATCTGTGCATGTATGTTCACAACCTCTCACATGAATTTCAATATTTGTCGGGTATTCTGGATTTTGGCCCTGGTGATGTGTTCGCCAGCAAGCCGCGCAGGGTATTAAAATGTGACAATCGCGCTATTGAGTACCGATGCAGTATGCGGCACAGCAATTTGTCCCTTGATGCCTGGGGCAAACAACTGGGCGCCCCTCATGCCAAACTGACCGGGACACTTGATTATTCAAAAGTTCGGTACCCATGGACTCCCTTAACGTCTACAGAATTAGCGTATTGTGTCAATGATGTTCGGTGCATTGTGGAATGCTTGTTGATCGAGATGAACCGAGATGGTGACGACCTGTACACTCTACCATTAACGCGCACCGGATACGTCCGGCGGATGGCACGCGAAGCAATGTATAAATGGGGCATTAAACGGGTTAAGCGCCTTGTGCCGTCGTGGGAATTGTACCAGATGTTACGGGAGGCGTTCCGGGGCGGTGACACGCACGCTAACCGCTATTATGTGGGGTTACATTTGGAAAACGTTGGTTCTGTGGATATGTCGAGCGCATACCCTGCCGCACAATGTGAATGTTATTTTCCTATGACTCCATTTAGGCAGGAACCGGCCACCGTTGAGCGGTTAATGCAATGTATGAGGCACGGCAAGGCGTGTTTGATGCGCTTGCAAGTGAAAGGTTTGCGCCAGCGTTTCAAGTGGTGGGGGTTCCCATATATCCCCCTTGCAAAGGTTCGGCATTGCGAAGGATACATTAACGACAATGGCCGTCTGCTGTCTGCTGAACATTTCGAGATCACCATAACCGATATAGATTTTAGAATCATTGCCAAAGAATATGATTGGGACGCTCTTAACGTTATGGCCCTGTACACGTCCGAGTATGGCAAACTGCCAAAGCCCTTAACGGATTGTGTAAAAGAGAGTTATACCGGCAAAACATCTCTTAAAGGTGTGGCCGGTCAAGATTTGTATTATGTCAAGTCCAAGGGGGATCTCAATAGCTACTACGGCATGACCGCACAGGACCCCTTGCAGCTGGACACACTTTTTGACGAGGATACCCCCGACAATCTTTGGAGCGAGTGCACCGACGACCCGGAGGGCAGTTATAACGAGCATCGCCCCCATTTGTTTTTGCCCTACCAATGGGGCGTATGGACAACGGCTCACACTCGCAAGCGCCTAAAAATAGCGCAATGGGCCGCGGGCAAGAATGGTGTGTACTGCGACACCGATAGCGTCAAATACATGGGTAATATTGATTTAGCGGAGTTTAACAAATCTGTGAAACAGCTTGCGAAAGATAATGGCGCGTGTGCTACGGACCCAAAAGGCAATACTCATTACATGGGTGTGTATGAGCAAGAGCGTAGCTATGCGGAGTTTATGACGTGGGGCGCAAAAAAATATGCGACTACCTATAAAAAGGGCGGGCCGATCACTACTACCATAGCAGGAGTTAGCAAACGGAAAGGCGGTTTGGAGCTGGCCCTGTGGGGTGGTTTTGAGGTGTTCAAGCCAGGCTTTACGTTTTGTCTTGCCGCCGGAAATCAGGTTATTTATAATGACCGGCCCAATGTGCCCGATTTTGTGGTTGACGGGCATACGGTACATATAACAAGAAACCTGTGTATTTGTGATAATACCTACACGTTGGGTATTACTGACGAATACGCAAAGATACTGGGGTACAAGATTATGGAGGTTGTCTGATGATTAAACTGTACACTGATGAAGGTTGGCCGAATTTTTCCGAAAAAGATGGCATTTTGTCCACCGGAGCATCTATTATTTTTATTTGGGGCGGACGTGGTACCGGCAAGACTTATGGAGCATTGAAGCACGTGCATCAGACCGAGGAAGAATTTCTATATCTGCGCCGCACGCCGCAGCAGGCGGAACTTATTTGCGCATCGCCCAGTATGTGGCCGTGGTCTCCATTGAACGACGATTTGCAAACACATTACGCCCCGTTCAAATTGCCCAAAATAGCGGGACTGTATGAAGTGGGCAATGCAGGAGCCTACACGGATACAGGAGCGCCCATAAAACCGGCCAAGATGTCGGGCGTAGTGGGTAGTGTGGTGACTCTTGCTCGCACCCGTGGTTTTTCAAGCCCCCATACCAATATAATTATCTTGGACGAGTACCAGAAAGAAGAATCTGACTATTACCGGCGAGGCGAGGGTGTGGGCCTTGCCAACATTTATGAAACGGTCAACCGTAACCGCGAATTGCAAGGGCAAAAGCCCCTGACGCTGTTGTGTATGTCAAACGCTGTTGGCATGGCGAACCCCTATTATATGCAGTGGGAAATTACAGATACGGTTGAAAAGATGATCGGCAAGAAAGAGCGCATCAAGCTGTTGGCCGATAAAGGGATTCTTTTGATTGATCTTGTGGACAGCCCTATTGCAAAAGAGAAAGCCAATACGGCCCTCTATAGGTCCATGACCGGAACGGACTTTTATAGGTCCGCTATTGAAAACCAATACAGCGCCGAGGAGAAAAGTCTTGTCGTGTCCCGACCCCTCCGGGAATACTACCCACTTGTTCAAATTGGGCGGTGTTGCATCTATGAGCACAAGAGTAAACCCCTCTACTATGTGTGTCGGCATCGGTCCGGCGAGATGCCCACATACGGCACCGGCGAATATGAGCGTAAACGATTCAGGGCCGCGTATGGGTATATCTGGCCCGCGTACTTGCAGCGGCAACTCGAATTCGAGCGCTACTCGGATGAAATTTTCTTTCGCGAGTATTGCGGCACTTGACTTTTTTATACGGGTAGTATATATTAAAGTTAATCCCAGGTGCCCACAGGCAGCCCCCAGAAGGGGCGGGCAAGCGTCAGCCAGCGCAAGAACCTGGGATTTATTGTATTTATATTTAATATGGAGGTACTCAAATGGATGCTAATACTGTGATTCAGGCTATTTCTAACGTGGGGTTTCCTATCGCCGCTTTTCTGCTGATGTGGTATCAGTGTAATACCGTTGTCAAGGAGAACACTGCGGCTATTACCGAGATGCGGCTCGCCCTGAACGACATCAAGAAGGGAAGCTGACTATGGGTTGTTATATCATTTTCGCCCAGTCGATCACAAACGAGCGTGCTTTTCTGCTGGCTGACCTTTGCACTCGTTTGGGCATCGGCTACTATAGCGACTGGGCAGACGTCGCCCACACGCGGCAGTGTTGCGCGGTGGGTCCTCTCTCCAAAGGCGATAAAGATCAGGTCATTAAATGCCTGTCACATGACACATACGTTGTAATGGAGGCGACCAAAGTTGAAAATCAGTGAAAAAGCGGCCCTCGCTATGGCCGGATACACCAAAGCAGAAATCGAAGCAATGGAGCAGCCCGTCCCGCAGCCCGTCCCGCAGCCCGTCCCGCAGTATGATGGCCTTGAGACCCTGTTGCAGCAGATTTTGCAGGGCCAGCAGACCAGCGCCCAGGCAATGCAGACTATGACCCAGACGTTGCAGGCGAACGCGCTGGGTCTTGGCATCCAGCAGCAGCCGGCGGCAGATGCCGCAACGGTGACAGCCCGAATTATCGACCCAACTTATGGAAAGGAAGTGAAGTAATATGCCTCTTGGTATGGATTTTGCGGACATTGCCGCAATTCTGACGGAAATTAACAAGATGGCCACTGGCCAGGAGCCGACATCGCCCATCGTGGACACGTCTAGTTTCGTATCTGTGGCGCAGGCCACGCTGCTGACCGGCCCCGACAACTACACCAAGGCAATTAGCCAGGTGCTGGGCCGCACCATCTTTGCCGTGCGCCCCTACGATGCACCCCTGAGGCGCTTGCAGGTCACCGGCGACGACTGGTCGAACCATGTGCGGAAGATCAATTTCTGCGACACTGACCCCGTCACCGACGAGGCGTGGGCGCTGGAGGACGGCCAGAGCGTGGATATGTACGAAGTTCACAAGCCTAAAGTCCTTCAGACTAACTACTATGGGCAGACTAACTACAGCCGCGTGTACACGCAGGCAGACACCCAGATGGAGGCAGCATTCAAGGGCCCCGAGGAACTGGCGCAGTTCTGGTCCTCTTTCGTGCTGCATCTGTCGAACCAGATCGAGGCGGACCGCCGTAACCTTGCCAACAACCTGATGGCGAATCATCTGACCGGCATGACGGTGACAAGCCCCAACAGTGTCGTCTATCTGCTCGACGAGTACAACGCCCAGCAGGGCACGAAACTGACCGTGCAGGACGTGTATAAGGAAGCGAACTTCCCGGGATTCGCAAAATACGCATATGGCCGTATCAACGACATTTCCCGCCTGATGAAAGAGCGTTCCATCAACTGGCATCAGAACTGGCAGATCGGCAGCACGACGTACAACATCATGCGTCACACCCCGTATGATCGTCAGCACCTCTATCTGTACAGCGGTACGCAGAGCCAGATCGACGCCCGCGTGATTCCCGAGGTGTTCCATGACAACATGCTGAAATACCGCGATGCCGAACAGGTCACGTTCTGGCAGAGCATCGACAAGCGCGAAACCATTTCTGCGACGCCTGTTGTGACCAGCACCGCCGGTGTGGCAAAGAAGAATGCCGCAGTGCAGCTGACAAATGTGTTCGGGTGCCTGCTGGACTGGGACGCCATCGGCTACACTCCTAAACTGTCTCGCGTGGTCCCGACCCCCATGAACGCCCGTGGCCTGTATACGAATTTCTGGTACCACTACGGGTGGTCGTGGTACGACGACTTCACCGAGAACGCCGTTCTGTTCCTGATGACCACCGGAGACGTCACTACGCCCAGCACGGGCAGAGCAGCCAGAGCCTCCACCCTTGAAACCACCACGCATAAGGACGCGGACCCATCGAAGTCCTGACCGGCACCGGCGGGCAATGCCCGCCGGTTATTTTATAGGAGGTGCAAAATGCAAGCTATATTTTACCAGTTTGCAAAGCGCACAAACAGCACAAAGCGGCCCAGCGGTGGGCAGGAGTTCGGAATTGACCTTAAAGCCCCTTGCAACATCATTGACCCCGAGATCAAGATTGCAACACAAAGCGACCCCACCGGGTACAATTATTGCTACCTTCCCACATTCAGCCGGTATTACTGGGTGAAGAATTGGACGTATGCCGATGGTCTCTGGGTGGCCTCTCTGACTGTTGATACTCTTGCAAGTTACAGAGATCAGATCGGCAACTCTACCGAATATGTGGTTAGATCATCGGTAAAGTATGACCCCGAAATTGCAGATAATTTGTACCCCACAAAAGCCACGATAACGGAAAAAACAATATCGGCAGATACGACTATTTTTTCTGACCTGATAGCAAACTATGGGTTTTTCGTTGTATCAGCGGTAGCCCCCGGTTATGTGTCGTTTGGTGGCTCTGTGCGCTATGCAATGACCGCCCAGACATTTCGGAAGTTAATGGGAGCTCTTTTATCAAATACTGATTATTTAAATATTAGTGCTGACGAAATCAGCTCTAATTTAACAAAAGCTCTTTTTAACCCTATTCAATATATTACAGGGGCTTTTTGGGTCCCTCTGGTAAATCCCCCTGACTGGACACTGAAAACAAGTGAAGTTAATATAGGGTGGTGGACTTTTACGAACATTGGCGAGGTAGCTATTTTGGAGCAAGGGAACGACAGCTTTACCACCACTATAAGCGTATCCATTCCAAAACACCCGGCAGAAATCAGCCGGGGGATTTACTGCGACGGAGCTCCTTATTCCGAATATAAATTATTTGTTCCTGGGTTTGGGACAATCGCCGTTAATGCTGACCGGCTGATGCTAAAAAGTACCTTATATTTAAGGTTTATTATTGACTTCTACACCGGTGACACTATTTTGCAGCTTGCAACACAGCCAGATTTCATAAATATTTTTTATGCAACATCTGGCAATATTGCGGTACAAGCGCAGATTGCACAGATCACCCAGAATGTTCAGAGAGTCGCCAGCATTGACGGTTTAATTCAGGCAGGCGTAGGGGCAATAGCAGGCGCGGCCTCTGCGTTCTTTTCTGGCGGAGATGTCGTCAATGGTATAACGTCCGGCGCTCAACAAATTAGCGCGGAGAGTCAGTCAAAAGGCGGTGTGTCGTCCGTGGCCCAATATGGAATCACCCCATATTTAACCGCTAAATTTTACGATCTGGTGGAGGACAACAACGAGCACCACGGGCGCCCACTGTGTCAAAAGGTGCAACTGTTCAGTATCCCGGGTTTCATGATGGTAGACGACCCTGATATTGCGTTGCCCGCAACAGCCGCCGAAATTGACAGCGTCAAAAGTTATATGAAAAATGGATTCTTTTTAGAGTAGGAGGCGTGAACAATGGCAGTATATAAACAGTGTATTACTGACGTTTCGCCAATCAGAGTGTCCGCCGGTTATCCTGCGTACTCGGACGGAAGCCCTCACCGGGGCATTGACACGGTACACGGCAATCATAAAGCCTACGCGCCCGAGGCGGGCGTTGTGGTCGTGGCGCAGCACTGGAATGGCAGCACCTCGGGCGATCAGTCGTGGGGCAATATGATCAAAGTCAGAATGGCCGACGGCACCACATGGCGGGCCGCACACTTTGCATCGCAGATTTGGAACGTTGGCGACACAATCTCCAAGGGGCAGTTTATCGGCACACAGGGGCAGACCGGGTACGCAACGGGCATTCACACGCATTGGGAGTACGCCGATGCCGCCGGAAACCTGAGGGACCCGTCCAGCATTATCAGAATCCCGAATCAGGTCGGCACATGGGAGGTGGAATGGGACTCCGGCGGAGGCCCTGACCCTGGGCCGGGTCCCGGGCCGGGACCATGGCCAACCGGTAAGTTGCCTATATGGTTGCTGTTTAAAATGGCAAATGGGAGAGGCGCACGATGAACAATAATGTGATGTTTTCCAGCAAGACGGATGTGTGGGCGACGCCGCAGAGATTCTTTGATGAGTTGGATAGGGAGTTTAACTTTGAGCTGGATGTGTGCGCCACGCCGGAGAACGCGAAGTGCAGGAGATACTACACGAAGGAACAGGACGGACTTGCGCAGCCTTGGACGGGCCGGGTGTGGTGCAATCCGCCGTATGGCCGGGAAATTGGCAAGTGGGTGAAGAAAGCCTTTGAAACTGCTGCGCGGGGGGGATTAGTGGTAATGCTGCTACCCGCGCGGACAGATACGAGGTGGTTCCATGACTACATATACGGAAAGGCGGAGGTTCGTTTCATCCGCGGGCGGCTGAAATTTGGCGATAGCAAAAACAGTGCGCCTTTTCCGAGCATGGTTGTGATTTTTGGAGAGAAAGGAGGTCGTCTGTTATGAGCGCACCCTACAGCTATGAGCAAATCAACGCTCATGTGTCGCCGGTGACTCCCTCCGTGATGCACACCAAGGGCAACAGCTTATCCTATTATTTCCGCAAATATCTGTTCCTTGAAGCTGTGTCTATGGTCCGCTGGACGCTCCCCGACACTTGGCCCATTAACCGCTTACAATATCTTGTTTTTGGTTCCGGGGGTGTTACGGTGTTCAATACTGACCGTTACGGCCTGGTATATGACCGAATGGGATTGACCGGCATTAACATCTTTTATAATCCCACGCACTCTATCATTGCAAACCCTTTTATCAAAGGATCCCCCTATTTGCAAATCGGAAAGCAGTGTGAGATCATCAATTTGCAGCCCGATTACCGCGGCATGGTGGATATTGTGGCCTATTATGGGGATATGATGGCCCTTGCTGCCCAGACCATCCAGAGCAATTTAATAAACAGCCGGTTGGCGTATGTGTTTGCATCTGGTAACAAGGCCGGTGCAGAATCTTTTAAAAAGATGTTCGACCAGATCATGCAGGGCGACCCCGCCGTGTTTGTGGATTCCTCGTTGCTCAAAGCGCCTAAAAATGGGGCATCCGGGCAAGACCCTTGGATGTACTTTGCGACAGACCTTAAAGGGAACTTCATCACCAACGAACTGTTGACAGCCCTTAAAACCATTAAAGCCCTGTTCGATACTGAAGTGGGCATCCCCAACACCAACACAAGCAAGAAAGAGCGGATGCTGACTGACGAAGTCAATTCTAACAATGTTGAGACAGCCGCCAAAGCGTCGCTATGGTTGGATAGCTTGCAGCATGGGTGTGAGCGGGTTCACAAGCTCTTTGGAATTGACAAATCTACTTTATGGGTCGATTGGCGTTTTCCGCCCGATACTGGGGCGCAGGAGGTGAACAACGATGCACGCAACATTGAGCTTTAACGGCCTGTTGGCAAGATACCCGAAACTGTTCGATGACTTGGAAGTCCCTGACAATGTCTCTAAAGACGCTGTCTGCAATCAATTACTGTTTGATACGCTGGAATTGGAGGTGCTGTACGCGGATGGCCCCACTATGCGCAGGGCGCTGGGCGTCTATTCTGAAACCATGCTTCCGAGCTGGACCCGGTACGCCGAGGCGCTGGGCCTTGAATACGATGCTTTGGCATCCGATGACAGAATCAGAACAACCGACCATGCAGGAACCAGCGGCGGCACAATCAACCGCACAAACGGCGTGAAGGGAACAACTACACGAGCGCCTAACCTGACCACCACCGGCCAGAATACCGGCAGCGACATCACCACCCGGGATGTCACGGGTTTTGACAGCGGGACATTGCAAACCGCTGAAAAGAATACAACAGCCCTTGGAACCGGGAACACCATTACCAGTAGAGGCACGGACACAACCACCACCAATCAGACAACCACCGATAACAACACATCCGCATTGCACGACGGCTACAAAGACACCGTAACCGATAAGGGCCGGGCAGGACGAGACCCGCAAGACCTTATTGCCAAAGAGTTGACTCTTGCAATGGATAATGCAGTTCATAAAATCGTTACGGACATCCGGGCGAACTTTTGTTTGCTGGTATATTAAGGAGATGTGATTTATGAGTATCAATCCTATTCACAGAGCGCCCTACACCAATTTCCATGATCTCAATCTTGATTGGATTATGGGCGAGCTGAACGAGTTCAATACCAAACTGACGAATTTCGTCAGCCTGGCCACGATCAAGTACGCAAACCCGATTCAGTGGGACATCACCAGCCAGTACGAGGCAAATACCGTTGTTGTGGACAGCAAAGGTAACGCCTATCTTTCCGTACAGCCGGTGCCATCCGGTGTCTCTCTGGACCGTACAGAGTTCTGGACCAAAATTGGCAATTTCGATGCGCTTTGGGCCGATGTCAAAAAAGCCATTACTCCCAACGATGAGGGACACAGCACCACCGCGACAGCTGCAAGAGCTGTCAACGATCTTGTGTGGGTCAATGGGGCGCTTGTACGTGTCACAAAAGCAATGATTGCCGGTGACGCCTATGTGCCCGGCTCTAACTGCGTGAGCAGCTCCACTAATGAAGTTTTGCACTACCTTATCACAGCGTTTAATGAGGGCCTGAGCGCCGAGCAGACGGCCCGGGAGAATGCCGACAACCAGCTCCAGACGGCTATTGAAGCAGAGCAGACGGCCCGGGAGAATGCCGACAACCAGCTCCAGACGGCTATTAAAGCAGAGCAGACGGCCCGGGAGAATGCCGACACACAGCTGCAAAATAGCATCAAACAAATACAGACGTATGTATCGGCGCTGGGAGCAGGTATTAAAGCAAACGATCAGAGCGCCGCAGCACAAAATACATCAACGCTACAACAGCTGTTGGATGCCGGACAGACAGTATATTTCCCGAGCGGAACTTATTATATGTCGGATGCCCTATATATGAAAAGAGGTTGCGGAATAATCGGTGAGAACATGCGCGACACAGCCATTATATGGATCAACGCCAGCAATGGAATTATTTACGACCTCGAATACAAGGCCCCCAATACATACGATGACATTTATTTTACGATTCGTATCGAATCGCTGGCGCTTTATGGAGTAGGGGCCACCAACGGGGCAGGAAGCGGCATTTATATCCGTAACAAAACATGGATGGTCACGGCAAACCAAAATCACGAAGAATATCGCAAAATCAAAGGTGATTCCTATGCGCTAGAGTGCCGCAATAGTGTTATCAGGGACATTATCGTATCTGGGTGGTCCATTGGCATCAATTCGAGCTTATATATTGCATATGTATCCATTATCAACGCTTTTGTGGATACCTGCGATTTGGGAATCGACGCAAAATTTTCTGATTCGGAATTATGTAATATTGTAGTAACTTTTTGCTATAATGGCGTTTTGTGCGAAACCGAGGCGAACAAATGGTGTAACCTGGCGATTAAGATGAACGGATGGCGTGCATCTTATGATGCTTCACACACCATTACGGGATCAATCGCCTTACATTTGTATCACGCAAAACGTGAACTATTTTGCAACACTGAGGTACAGGAGAGCTACGCTAACGGAGTAGTTGTCGAACAAACAAGTAATAACATCGTGTTTTCCGGATTATTGCTCGATGCGAATGGATTTAAGGTTCCTGTAGGAACCGAGGCAAATAATATTGGCATCCAAATACTGGGAGGGTGCCACAGTATCCGGGGCACGATCCTTGCTACAAACAAAAATGATGTAAAATGTCAGCGTGTCGGCATTTATGTATCACCCGATTGTGGCAATATTGATCTCCAATATTCCGAATATAACCAACAGATTAGCGCATGGACCCTTGGCCGGAATACTTGCCGCAGCATAACGACAGCTAAGATCAACAACATTACAAAGATTACAACAACCAACTTTACAAACGGGGCTGATGCAAGTTATGCATCTTTCGATGGCCGGTATTTGCATATTGCAATTCACGGCTATTTCCTCGCGAATGTCAATAGAGGCGCAAATATCTCTGTTGCGTCCGCGTTTGGTGATATACCTTTTGCAAGTCTCCCCGGTAACGTTTACAGAGATATTTATCTGTATAATTCCACCGACAACACACTTGTACCTGCATACTATGATAATGTTACCGCGAGTATTATCTTTCAGGCCCCTATACAACCCAACAAACAGATCAACTGTGAAATTACATTTGATATGCTTTAATATCTTGTAATAGTCCCTATTTAGTGCCCACTCCCCTACC